CAAGGATTCAATTACAAATCCTTTCAAGGCAAGACGAACGCGCAGGAAACAAAGGACTATCTAGTTTCTTACAAGAATGGCAACTACGAGAAAGAAGTAGTTCTAACGGCATGGAACGGAACCATTACAGAAATGGAAAACGCGCAAGGGTCAAAGACTTTTAGCTGTGAGCCAACCTCAAGAGAGTACAACGGTAAATGGTATACAAATATTAAGGTATGGAAGGTCGCGTAAGATACTACCACAACGAATGGAAGCTAGTAGCCAACATCTGGATGCAGTTCGTCCGCTACGTTGAACCTAACGTAGAAGAATGGCGATTCGAGGCTAACGGTAAGGAGCAGACTTATCAGAGGCACGTTTAACAGTATGTTGAAGGAGTGGCGGAATTGGTAAGTATTAGGATAAAGTCGGTAGCTCCGTGATAACTCATACAGACGCGTAAAGTTTCAGGTTCGAATCCTGACTCCTTCATATTTTTTAACCCCGATATTTTTTGCGTGTAGTTTGCACGTTCGGGATTTTTTAGTATATTTGTAATACCGAAAGGATCGGTACGCCTGTTGCGGAGGCAGTTAAGAAATTAAAAACCTCAAGGGAGGAGAGCCGCAACCTCGAATCCTGCGAGGTTTTTTTTATGACTAAATTAGGATTTACTTTTTATCCTCAAGATTGGTGGTCATCTGATTCTTTCTTTGAATTAGACGTGATTGATAGGTACATCTACCTTGAATGCTTATTCATAATGTACAGGAACGGGGGATATTTAAAAACCCAGAAAACCCAGTTTGAAAACCGAATAAGAATAAAAATATCAGATGAATCATGGCAAAGAGTTACATCTAAATTCATTGTTGAAAATGATTTATTTACAAGTTTGAATGTTAACACACGTTTAAAAAAAGCCACTATCTCGCGCGAAAACGGCACTTTTGGAGGTAGACCAAAAAAAGAAAACCCAGAAAACCCAACTTTAAAACCTAAAGAGAAGAGAAGAGAAGAGAAAGAGAAAGTAAAAAAGAATATTAGCGCGGATAAATCCGCTACTTTAGAATTTAGGAAAGAAGAGTTTCGTAAATCACTTATCGGGTATGTTCAAAAATACGGGAAGGATATGGTTAGGGCTTTCTTTGACTACTGGACAGAGGCGTCTCCCCAAGCTAAGAAGATGCGATTTGAGAAACAGACGGCTTTTGACACAAATCTAAGGTTGGCAACCTGGGCAAGACGTGGAAACATAGAACCACAAGACCGAAAGGCCGATTACTCCTATGCCGAGAACATGCGGGACATGAGAAAAGAGGAATGGGAGAAGCTATTCAGGGGTAAGCTAGAAACAGATAACAATTTTAGAAAACACTTTGGTTATGAAGAACTATGAATTGGTAGAGCAATGGATGGCCTCTACGGCCACAGAGATGGCCTATAACGAACTTTTGGCACTTAAATGTAAATATACATGGCTAAAGTGTAATAATGCGCTAGAGGCCCTTAGATTGATTTCTGAGGATATGCCGAAAATTGTGCTAATTTTGAAGCATCAGGAGAAGCAGAACGCCATACACCGCAGGTACATTGAACTAAACGGCCTGGCCGATACGGCCATTATTGAAGCTATTTGTAAACAGTATAAATTATGATCGACATACTAGCCCAGGAACTTGCCAGTTCTTCGCAGTTCTACTCAACTGCTTTAGAGCATAAGGATAGGCTTATTGAAGGGTTTAACCGTGGTAAGGAACCTGGGGAGTCTTCTGGTATTTTTCAGTTGGATAACCACTTTACGATCAGGAAAGGGTTTATGTACTGTTTTACCGGCTGGCCTGGTTCTGGAAAGTCTGAATTTCTTACACAACTGGCAATCATTCAGGCAAACAAGAAAGGCCGAAAGACTGCTATTTACAGCCCTGAGAGTTACCCAGTGGAGGACTTTATTGATTCAGTTGTTCATTGCTACTTAGGTAAGACCACAGATAAGAGGTTCCCAAACGTGTGCAGCGAGGCCGAATATATTCAGGCGATTGAGTTTGTGGATAAGTTCTTTTACTTTTTGGATTGGAAGGAAACACCGGACGTATTTAAAGTAATTGAGGCTTTTAAGTTTCTGAATAAGAAGGGAGCTGAGTTTTTCATAGTTGATCCTTTTAACTCTTTGGTAACGGATGGGGAAAGTTCTAACTTAGCGGTAGCCATAAAGAATAACCTTACAAACTTTAAACGGTTTACGAGTCAGAATAAGGTAGTTACGTGTTTAGTTGAACATCCTAAAACACCGACCGAGCCGAAAGAATATGATAACATACCAAACAATCGTAACTTATTTGGTGGTACGATGTGGTGGAATAAGGTAGACGTAGGTGTAAGCATTCACCGTCCTAACCGGGCAGACCGGAATGACGATCAGGTGATTATCCAAACATGGAAGGTAAAGAACCAACATTTGAACGGTACCCCTGGAGAGGTTACAATTCACTACGACTTTAAGAGTCGTCAATACTTTGGCGATAAGATTCGTTTTAAAGAAACAAAATTAATTTTTTAATTCAAAAAAATAAACGTAACTTTATGAACATATTAGAAAAAGCAAATGAAATTGTTAATATTCGTTCTGAGGAAAAAGAAAGAATGTACGGACCATTTGAACAAGGAATGGAAAGAGCAGCTAAGATACTGTCTGGAATGACAGGGCTTAATTTAGATGCAACATTCATGTATAATGCAATGATAGCATTAAAGTTAAGTAGAGAGTCATATAACCATAAAGAGGACAATCTATTGGATGCCGTAGCCTATTTAGGAAGTTTAAACAATTATAAATCAAACCAAAACAATTATGGAAACAAAAAAGTATAACGTAACAGATCTGGACCCTCAAACAACATTTGAGAGGCACGTGTTCCACAGAGATCAATTTGCTCATTATTTACGATGGACACATATTTTAAAAGAAGCAAAAATAGGTGAAATCATAGTGGACTTTGGTAGTGGAAAAGGAAATCTTTTAGAGGTACTCTACCGAAATAAGTTTAAATGTGAGAAATACATTGGCATTGACATTAGAAATAAGACAATACAGGCTGCTAGAGAAAAGTATAAGAATGTTGATTGGGCCTCTTTTGAGGTAGAGGATTTAGTTAATCCCCAGAATGGAATTGATTTTAATTCTTTCAAAGCTGATAAGGTATGTTCTTTTGAAGTTTTAGAACATGTTGGCAAGCAGAACGCCGATAAGTTTATGGAGAATTTTATTGCTTGCGGAAACGAAAATGCAACGTATTACATCTCAACACCAAACTATGATGAGAAGGTTGGAGCTGCAGGAAACCATACTTATGACAGTGGAGATGGTAGAGGTGTTGATGTTCAAGAATTTACCCATGATGAGTTAAGCCAACTGTTTAACAAGCATGCAGTTGTAGTAGATAAATTTGGCACGTTTGCGTCGATAAGAGATTACAAACCTTTTATGAATGAGTGGCAGCAAGAAATGTTTAACCACTTAAAAAGGTACTATGATTCTAATTTGATTAGTAACTTAATGGCACCATTCTTCCCAGAGCATTCAAGAAACACATTATGGATTTTAAAAAGAAAATAAATATGGAAAACAAGAGCATAAAATTTAAGCACAGGTCTGGTAATGAAATGGAAGGAACAAAGCAAGGTTCTTTAATTTACAAAAAAACAAAGCAGGAATACATTATTGTAAATGTAGATGGTAAAAAGTATTATGTTAATCCTAAAAATATAATAAATGAAACTAACTAACGAATTTGAACCAATTAGAGATTGGGCAGAATCTAAGGGCTTGTATGTAAAAGGAGACCAAAAAACACAAGCATTAAAATTATTAGAGGAAGCCGGTGAACTAGCTAAATCAATTTTAAAAAAGGACCATGAAGAGTTAAAAGATGCAATAGGTGATTGCGTCGTCGTTTTGGTTAATTTATCTGTTTTGTCAGCTTTAAACTTTGAGGACTGCGTTAACAGTGCTTATAATGTGATAAAAAATAGAACCGGTGAAATGAAAAATGGTACATTTGTAAAGGATGGAGTATAACACCACATACTATGGATCTCCTTTAAATTTATTTATTTCTGAAAATTGCAGGAAAGATCTTGTCGTCAATAATATTGATTTGATTATCCATGATTACAAAAAAAAGATTATCACAATAATCGAGAGTAAGCATGAAAATGAACCAATAAGAGTTGGGCAAGGTCTTTTATTAAAGAAACTAAGGAATCTTATACCTAAGAAAACAGATGGGTATGTTTTACAGATTTTAATAGTTAAGGGTAATTACCCGTATGAAACTGCCAGGTTGTTAAATGTAAACGGCGAAACAGTTAAGACCTTAAACAAAACAGAGCTTATAAAGTTTATAAACAATGAGATTTAATAAGGCACAAGACGCGTTTGAATTTTTTTACTGTAAAATAGTAAAAGAAGGTTTCCCATTAGACGGAACTAAGTTTCTTCAAAACGTTGGATTTTACATTGAAAACCCAATGGACAATAAAATAAACACTACTTTTAGGAAGTGGAAGGAATCTTACGCGGAGCTAGAATGGGAATGGTATTTGTCTAAAAACAGGGATGTTTCAGAAATAAAGAAGCATGCTAAAATATGGGATAAGATGCATAACGGTGACAACCTGGTTAACTCAAACTATGGTTATCAATGGAGTCGTAATGGGCAAATAGATTTTGTTGTACAAGAATTAACCAAAAACCCAAGTTCGAGAAGAGCCGTATTGACAATATACGACGGAAAGGAGCACGTGGATCATTCCTTTGACACCCCTTGCACTTTAAATGTTGTTTTTAATATAACACACAGCAAGCTAAATATGACTGTTCTAATGCGTTCTAATGACCTCTGGTATGGTTTCTGCAATGATCAATATTGTTTTAGTAAATTGCATCAATTGGTTAGTTCTAAACTAAAAACCGAAATTGGATGGTACTATCATTTTGCTAATAATTTGCATTTGTATGATCGTCACCTAAAAATGAATTATGACACGCAGCCGATTGATTAAAGCCCTAGACTCAGAGTTCAGGACGTTTATAAGGGTGAGGGATTTAACCAGAAACTTTACCAAATGCTTTGTTTGCGGTTACTCTTGCCCATCCGACACCCTCCAGGTAGGTCACTTTGTACGCAGAGGGGAAACCGGACTAAGGTGGTCAGAGAAGAACAACCACATGATATGTATGGACTGTAACGGGCCGGAAGCTATTAACTTAGTGAACTATGCTGTTTCGATTGATAAGAAGTACGGGCCTGGAACGGCTGACTTTTTAATAGTGGAGGGTAAGAAAACGACTAAGTTGATGATCCACGAGATAAAAGAAAAGCTAAAATACTACCAAGATCTAAACCACCAAAGGGAAAAATTAATATCTTTGCTTATCTGATAAAGGAAACTAGATTTACCAAAACATAACGATAATGGAAACTAAAATAGCCAAAAAGAAACCAAGACGCTACTTAACCAGAGTAGGCCACAAGCAATCAGATCCTGCAGATATATTCTTTCCAGCCAATGACTTTCCTGATACCTTATTTTTCAGGATGTCGGGGTCAGCCTGGTGGAAGTGGATGCAGGATAATGGAAAAGTAATAGAACCAGTGGCAGACCTTTACGAAAGGGATTTAGAAAGGGCTAAAGTATTGATTGCTAAAGGCGAGGATGTTAGAAAGGTAGCCCATAACTTTGGGATGAACTATAGAGAACTGCTAAAGTACAGACCATGACCACCATACAAGGAAGCTGGGAACCCAACAACAAATGGAAGACGATACTTGCCGTCTTGGTTCTTTTGGCAGCCATCCTAATTTTGAAGTTACTAGGAGCATGACTATCTTAGCACATTCATATTTGGTTTAGGAAGGGGGTTAAGGCAGACTAGACGGGTTTGCCTTTTCTTTTGTATATTTGCAACTAAAGTTTTAGTTTGAATAATCATTATAAAATCAA